ATGGCAGATAATATAGAAGAATTAAAAAAGAAACTGGCTCACTACGAAAAGATATATTCTATTGGAGAATACGATTTAGCTATAAAGGGGTATATATCTTATGTTGCTTTAGTAAAGCAGCAAATTGATTATATGCAGGATTTTAAATTGAAAGAGCATATAGACGGTAAGAAAACAGAAACAGTATTGTACGACAGGTCTATGGCAATAGGGGAAAAATTGCCAGACATGATAACAAGAATGAATAGATTGAAAGATGAATTAAGGATTGAGTTTGACGAAAGCGAAGGGAAGCCAAAAATAAAATCAGTTTCACCACAATCAATAGGCGCATAAAATGTTTTATCCAGTAGAAGGCGGTTCAGTATATGAAATAGAGGACAACGCATTTGGCTTTGTTTATAAATGCCAGCTGCCTCCCATTGGATATGGAGTAAATTCTATAACGGGGGAATTACAAGAAACCGATATTATAAAACGCTCCGAAATACCAGAAAACCAATTTTGGGAAAGGTATCAGTTGCCTAAAGATTGGAAGGATAAAACTAAAAGAGAGAAAGAAATACGAAAAATAAACAAAGATTATTTCGATCCTACGCTTGAAGAAATAAGAGTTAGGGAATGGAAAAGAAGGTTGTGTGGAGTTTGGTTTTACAACTATAACCCGTTTAAAAAAGAATCGGAGTTACTCTACATGACCGGAACTCATTATTTGTATTGTACTTATTGGATATTTCAGGGGAAACACATGGACTTTCGTATTACTGATATGGAAGTGTTTTATATCCTTAAATATTGCGAAACAGACCCCGATTGTTTAGGGCTAAACTTCTTAACCCGCCGTAAACTTGGAAAGACTGCTATAAGTGGTGTATGGGCTTATGACAGAACAAGCAAAAGACCAACCAACCAGCATTGTGGAATCCAGAGTAAAGATGATGATGGTGCTGAAGAAGTAATGAAGAAAGCGATTATCCAGCCGTGGAAAAAATTGCCAGACTTTTTTAGGCCAGTATATGACCTTATGAAAGGTGATGATCCAAATGAACTTAGGTTTTTTAATACTTCAAGGCGTGGTAGTGTAGCAGAACAAGAAAGGGAAGAAGAAGATGCGCTTGAAAGTTGGATAGACTACGGGCCTGCTACGGAAGGTTATTATGATGGCCCTGAACTGGATACATATATTTCCGATGAAGCCGGTAAAGTAGAAAAAAAGATTAGCATAAAAACCCGTCAAGATGTAGTAAGGTATTGTTCTGAAATTGAAGGAAGGATGAAGGGGAAACAGCTGTATACTACAACGGTTGAGGCTGATGAAACAACGGCAGATGAACATGAATTTCAGGAATTGGTTTACGATAGCAACCCGTTAAAAAGAAATGAAAACAATAGAACTACAACAGGATTATATACTTATTTTCTACCAGCACATAAAGCATATCACTTTGATAACGTATATGGCTACCCAAATATTGAATCAGCGGTTAACTATTTAATGAATATGCGAAACAGCCTTCAAGAGCAAGGTAAACTTAGGGCATTGGCATCCGCTAAACGGAAAAACCCAATGACACTTAAAGAAGCGTTTAGTGTTGATGGCGAACATTCTTTATACAACCCATTGGTTTTACAAGAGCAATTAGATAAAATATCATGGGGTGATAAAGTTACAGAAACCGGGAACCTTGTTTGGAAAGATGGATATGAATTTGAAAGACCAATAAAAGATGAAAACGGGGATATAAAAGGATATGAAATAAATGAAATAGTCTGGGAGCCTAATCCAAATGGAAGGTGGGAAAAGGTAAAAGGATGGTGGCCCGCTGAACCAAATAAAGTAGTAAAGAAAAATGAGCATTTTATCCCTAACAATAATAAAACAAATTCAATAGGATGCGACCCTTTTAAATACGATAAAACAAAAGACAAAAGAAGGTCAAATTGCGCCGCTTTTAACTACCAGATAAAAGATAATTTATTCCAATCTGAATATGATGATATGTTTACGTTAAGGTATTCATATCGCCCAGAAAGTACAAGGATGGCTAATAATGATATACTAAAAATGGCTTGGCTTTGCGGATGTAAAGTGTTATTTGAAAGGAACGTCAACCATTGGAAAAGGGATTTTCAGGATTGGCATTGTGGCGGATTTTTAGCTTATATGCCGGGAGAAGATGAACCGGGAATAGTTACAGATGGTGCTGGAAAAGTAACGCAGCACATTTGTAATTATACAGAATCATATATTAATGAGCATATAGAAAAAGTCTACTTCCGTTCATTAATCCAAAAAGAAACAGGGTGGCTTGGATTTAAAGTAGATGATACACAAAAGTTTGACGAACCAATGGCGGCTGGTTTTACATTAATAGCAGTAAAAGGCAAAAGAAGTTTACGAACAATAGAAACACAAAGAAATATTGAAGACATATTACCTTACCGTAAAGCAATTTAAAAAATGAAATACGTTGACATTAATTCAGGAGCCGGGTACGCATACCCAGACCATAATGTACCAGCCGATAAAAAAGGGAAAGATTGGTGTATGAAGTATGCACAAGCCGCATATTACGACTATATGACTGCCTACCCAAAGGGAGTGTTTTATAGTAATGGTGGTGATTATGAAAAATTCCGAATGTATGCTCTTGGTAAGCAACCAATAAACCAATACAAAAGTATGTTGGGGGTGGATATGCAAACCCTGAATACGCAATTAGTAGTGGATTGGAGTGTACGTTCAATTATCAGCCCTTACAGGGATAGTGCTATATCAAGGCTTATGCGGGAAGATTATAGTTTTATTTGCGTTCCCGTTGATTCGCTGGCTAAAAGTGAAGAAAGTGCGTACTATGCTAAAATGAGAGCCAAGATATTAATGCGGGAAATATTACAACAGCAAAATTCAGAACTGGCAGATAACCCGCTATTGCAGGCTGATAAAAATGACCCCGTTGATTTGGAAGAACTGGAAATGAGAATAATGAACGGAGAGCAGTTTAACCGCTCAATGGATGCAGAAATGGCTATTGAACTTGGCATGTATGAAAATAACTACAAGGCTTTCCGTAGGGCAATATTTGAAGACTTGTTTGATTACGGGGTATGCGGTTACAGAGAATGGCTTGGTGATGATAATAAAGCAAAATTTGAAAGAGTAAACCCGGAAAGTGTTATTTGCAGTTATGCAAAAGATGGGTCATTCAGCGATTGTGTTCATGCGGGCGTGGTAACGGACGTTAGCCTTATTGACTTGGCTGCATTAAACGATGAGGATGGGAACCCTATGTTCACCGAAACAGAACTTCAGGAATTTGCATCCAGCGTTGCAGGTAAATGGGGGAACCCTTCAACAGTAAATATGAACCGTAGGGTAGGTTTTTTAAAGCCATACGACAAGTTCAAATGTAAGGTACTGGATATTTATTTTTATACCTATAACGAACAAACCTACACAGACCGTACAGATAAAAATGGGAATCCTGTTTTTCGTATGGAAGTTTCAGGGCGTGGTGAACTAACCAACGTACGCTACAAGCGTAAAAGAATTAAATATGTTTACAAATGCAAATGGATTGTAGGTACTGAAAAATGTTATGATTGGGGGATGTGCTATGACCAAAAGCGTTCACCTAATCCAGCTAAAAAAGCCCTTACACGCTTACCGATTCAACTTCGGGCATATAACTTCTATGAAATGAGGGCGCAAGGATTTATGGAAAGGCTTATACCTTTTATAGACGATTACCAGCTTACCATGCTTAAAGTACAGAACTGGAAAAACAGAAGTGTTCCATCCGGCTGGTGGATTAATATGGATATGCTGGAAAATGTTGCAAAGAACAAAGGTGGTAAAAATATGACCCCTAAAGAACTGTTGCAAATGTTCTTTGATAGCGGTATAATCATGGGGCGTATGCTTAACGATGCAGGCGATCCGCTTCCGGGTAATATCCAGCCAATACTACCTATGCAAAACAGCGTAATGCAGGAACTTGCAGGGTACTATCAGGAACTTACCAATATCGTAATGGCAA